AAGTTGTGTAATTTCGTCATTAGTATACGTAAGGAGGTAAGAGTTGTAAGCAATATCAGAGAATGATAAAGAGGGGTTAGTGGAGTCATAGGCAGTAATAGGCTTAATAGCCGTAGTACTGTAAAACGGGAGGGCAACTTCGATAAAGTTGTTAAGTACAGACCAGACCTTTGAGGAGAAAAAGGCTGGGGTGAGAAGAGAAGGAGTGAGAGTATCAGCGATGATTTTAGATTCAACGACGATAGAGTCTTTAGCGGGTAATGAAGTAATTTGTAAGTTACCCTTATGATTAGTGAGGACGTTCGCTTTTACACGAACACCCCCCCTATAGAAGGTGTAGAGCCAAGATATATAGGAGAGGGGAGTAACTCTGAAGAGTTCGGATTTTGCGCCGGCGACGTCGGGGTCAAAGGCGGTTCCGAAATCCTCAGCGCTACCAAGGAAATTCAATTGCCCGAGTTTACCTATGGGATCAGCTAAAAGAATAGCTTTTTCCACGGCAAAACGGCGAGTAAGTGAGCGAAGATTTTGGACACGTTCTCCAATAGTGAGAGATTCATACTCAAGATTTGGAGCAGATTTCATGGAGAACATGTGAGGAGAGGCAGAAAAATCATTAAAACCGGTATCTTGAAAAGATCCAAGTACCTGAGCAGAATAGCTAGGTTTAGGAGAAGATAATAGACGGTCTAGAGGTGAAAAGTTTTCATGTGGAGAATAGTCAGGGTCAAATTCCTCGACATCTCTAAGCTTCCCAGGAATGGGGCGCTTAGATCTGCTAGGAATATAACGTGAGAAGTCAGGGATAGCAAAGGACATATTAGATCCAGCAAGCCAGATATTTATAGAAACAGTTTTGGCGACGGTGTCAGGAGCTACGAGAGAATTTACAATAGAGATTCTAAAAATTCCCGTAGAATATTTCTGGTCAATAGCAGCATTTGTATGTAAAATGGTATTTTTGTAAGGAACATGGTTATTGTAAGGAATTTCGAATTCAACTTCGCTAGAAGTCTTTAGGTCAAGATACCAAGAATATGCATCATCAAGGGCATAAGTGCCTCCTATCACACCGCCAGGTATGTAGGAAAGCCGCAAACGACCAGAATGATACGCAGTCTTGACAGCCTGTACCTTTATTCTAATATCCCCACGCCAATATCGAAACATTGACGCTACATAAGCCATATTGGTAGGAGCGAAGAAATTGGGTAGAGGTACAATAGAGTCAGCGTTAGTACAGTATCCAGGAGAAATAGGAAATTCAAGAAGAGTTGCTTCAGCAGCGGTTGTAGTTTTCCATTCAGATGATTGAATGAATTGAGAATGGTTACAAATAAATTCGATATCCATTTCATCAACATTCGAACCGAAGAGATCAGCTTTAGAAGAGAGAGAGTTATCAGGCATAGTAGAAAGAGAAACGCTAGTATCCAAGCCCTCGGCATTTGTGTAACCGGAAGCAGGATATTGCATGAAGCGAGAGACAGAGTCAAGAGAATTAGGTTTATTAAAGCCAAAATAGCCTGCTACCTGAGAGGCAGCACGAGAGATCCATTCAATAGGTTGAAAGTAGCGACCTACTAATGGTAGAGAAGAAGCAGTGGCAGCAACAGCAGAGACAGAGTCTAGAGTAGAAGAGATAATGCCCGAAGATGTTTTAGTACGTGATTCACCTTGAGCAACATAAGCAGGTTTAGAGAGTTTTTCAAGCAAGCGTAAGCGTTCAGAATCTGTAAGAGAGTCTAGTGAAGTATTTATGTCGTTATAGGCAACCCTAAATTTTTCAGGTTGAGTTAAATCAGAAATTTTAAGAGCAGATGAAGGAGTAAAAGCGTTAGGAGCAGCAGTAGGAACCTCGAGAGAAACATTTGAAAACCAAGCAGTTACAGTAAAACTGGCACTAACAGCAGCAGCCGCAGCAAGTTTGTTAAGAACTACGATGCGGAACTGGCCAAGTTGACCAATTTTCTGGGGAAGATTTAAATGAGAGTAAGGAGAGACGAAAGGAATAGTCATTTCGACAGTGTTACAAATTGCAGCATTGAGAATAGCATTAGGAAGAGCTGTTAAACCCGTTAGTGAATCGTTGAGTATATCGCGAACACCACGAGCGTCATTGTAGGGGCGGAAGAAGGCTAATAATTGTCCGCTTTGAAATGGAGATGTATTGGACATTACTCTAATGTTAACGTCACCTCGGAAATAGGTGAATTTATCTAATTTCTTTAAAAGATTGACACTTTGAAAAAGAGTTTGAGGAAATACAAGATCTACAAGAATTTTGGAAACAGAGTCGGAGCTCGCCCACGTGCCAGAAGCAACGCGGACGGGACGGGTCAACACGTCTTCGATGACGTGCCTTCGCGCTTCCATAGCAGATGAAAGAGAGCTAAGAGAGGGGGCTTGATGGGATGGTAGAGATACTGTTTGGCCGGCGGAATCGTCGACAAAGGTAGTGATTTGTTCAATAGAGGATGAGGGGTCGGGATCTTCTTCAACGACGACGTTGGCGATGTCACCCATGTAGGAGGAAATTGGTCGATTATGTAGTATTGGATTTGAGTTTGCAAGTCAGATAATTTTACATCGAAAGTGGTGAGTAACTTAGGTCAGGCACAGGATGGACACCATAAATATCCTATATTTGAGAAGGCGAACATTTATGAATAGGGGTGAATACCCCTCCTTCATCTTAGGTCAGATAGTACTTAGTAAGATACAGGGATTGAGGATTTGCTACTTTACGCGTTAGTGTCGTCACAGTAAAGTCCCATTCCCTGATTAGATGTGGTAGAGGTTGTCAGTGTAAGCATGTCTAGGTAGAAGAGTCGGAGCAGTTTTCATGTAGTCAAGGCAAGCATTGAACAAGAGGCGTGAATATTTAGAGAAGGTAGGTTCGGGATGAAGAGAAAGTTCTTTAAAGGAAGTTTCAACATTTTCTATACAGGATTCAATTTGGTCTTCGTCACCGCGTACCCAATTTACCATTTCTAGGACAACGGAAAGGTCCAATGGAGCAAGGTAAGCGGAATTGCGATCATCCCAAAGAAAATGTCGTTTGAGGAAAGAGATTTCAGTTAAAGGTCGGGTAGAGCCGCAAGCGACTTTTCCCTTGGTTTCGTCGGTGGCATACATCCCTACTAGTTTAAAAGCAGGGGGCAGGGTCGTTTGATTAAATAGATGGATCAGGAGTCGATGAATGTTATAGACACCATCATCGCCATAAAGAATGGCTGAAATAAGTTGTCGAAAAAGAGAGATGTCATGAAATTCAGTTCCCTTAGTAAGAATAAGAAAAACTATACGGAGATAGAGAGCATGAGAAACAGTATTAGTAGGAGCAGTGGCAGGATTTCCAGAGGTTTGAGAGTGAGTTAGTTGGTAGAGCACATCACGAGCGACATGAGTAGAATATACAACTTCCATCCACAGAATAGTGCGAATTTTATTGTCAAGAGCGATTTTAGGGTCGTTAGGGTCGCCGTAGAAGGCATTGTAGAGGCCAAGAGTAGAGAAAAGCACTTCAGGATGTAGATTGCCATCATAGTTAGAAAAATCGATGGCAACGCAGTGTGGGCCTTTCGCGCGAAGGCGATCAGCAATTTTAGTCCAGTCCATAGAGTAAACGTTAGTACCAATGGCACTTTCATTATTGAACTTGTTAGCGGCCATATGAGCGATTGCGCCCATAAAGTATTGTCGA